GGATTATACAAATATGACTGCATCTGATACGGTTGTATCTGGTATCGTATTGTTTGCTGAGCGTATCGATGGTGTGGTTGTTGGTACAATCGGCGAAGAAGTTGTAGATGACGAAAACGGCGCAGGCGGTGAAGATGACGAAAACGGCGCAGGCGGTGAAGATGACGAAAACGGCGCAGGCGCATAATTGTATAAACGGGAGAGGTAAAAATGAGTTATAAGGTAATTCGTTACTTCACAGACTTACAAGACTTTAATCATCCGTATAATGTGGGGGATATTTTCCCCCGCAACGGATTAAAAGTCAGTGAAGATAGACTTAAAGAATTATCGACAAGCAAGAATAGGCAAAAAAAACCGCTTATTATGCTTATTTCAGAAGAAAAAACCAAATACAAAAAAACAGACATCAATAAGATGTCAACATCAGAACTTAGAAAACTGGCCAGGGCTGAAAGCGTAGAAAACGCGGAAGAGATGACCGGCGTGGAATTAAAAAAGGTTCTGATTGAGTTGTTTGGTTTATAGGAGTTTAAGGTATGAGCGAGAAAAATGTAGAACTCCAAAAAGAAATTGTTAATGACTTGACAATTGAATTAAAAGACGAGCCTACATTTAACGAAGCGGTCTTGCAATCAAAAGTAAAAAATGCAATACGTGAAGTAAGGCTCAGAAGAAATTATACTGCGACATCGTACTCAGAAGAAATGATACAGTGCGATTTATATAATTATTATTCTGTAATTAAGAATCTTGCATTATACGATTACAACCAGATAGGGGCAGAATTCCAGTCAAGCCATAGTGAAAACTCAGTAAGTAGAACATGGGTTGACAGAGAAAAAATCCTAAACGGTGTAGTTTCTTTTGTTAAGGTTCTTTTTTAATGGATGGAACTTGAGGTATTTATACATGAAAGAAATAATTATGCAAGCTATAACAGTCGCACTGCCTATATTGCTGTCTTATATCGTATGGCTTTTAAAAGACCAGAAAAAAGCAAGAAGCGCAAGCGACAAGGGCATTATGTTACTTCTCAGAGTGAAACTTATTGAATATCACAAGGAATGGATAGAACGAAAATACATTACCACGCATGGAATACAAAATTTCCTTGAAATGTACGAAGCGTATCATTCGCTTGGTGGAAACGGTATGGTTACTCATTTAAAAGAAGAAATAGAACGCCTTGATATTCGTGATTAGGAGGATATAGCAATGGTAGATATTACTCAGATGGGTACAGTTCTTGCAATTGTCGTTATTACATTTTTAATTGGAATGGCGGCAAAAGCATCTGCAAAGGTAAAAGATGAATTGATACCGGTTATTGTTGGAATTGCTGGCGGTGTTTTAGGGGTTGTTGGAATGTATGTTATTCCAGACTTTCCGGCAAATGATGTGCTTAATGCAATTGCAGTCGGTATCGTTAGTGGTCTTGCCAGTACAGGAGTACATCAAGCATGGTCACAAAATAAAAAGTAGGTGTTTATTTTGAGAACACTACGAAAAAATAAGCAAACAATATATTACGCAAATCAAACAGGACTTGTTCCGATATACGAAAAAGATGAAAACGGCGATATAAAATACATAGAAATTGACGGCGTAAAAACGCCTGTAGAAACTGGTAATTACGAAATGTCATATGGAAAAGCTGTTGATGTATCTGGGAATATAACAATGTCTGGGGATGAATCAAGCGAAACCGAATACGGTATTGATTCATCGGGTTATGATGCCGTATTGATTCTTGATAAAGGCGAAGCGGACATATCGGAAACAAGTGTTGTGTGGTTTGAAAACAATGTCAGATATAAAGACACGGAAAATCAGAGTGCAGACCCAAATTCAGCAGACTATAAGGTGCTTAAAAAGGTGCCAAGTCTAAATGGGTTGAAATATATACTCGGAAAGCGCGTGTAGTCGTTATATGGCGAAGAAAAGATTTAAAGTGGATATTTTATCGCCGTCAAGTGTAGCACAGCTTAAAAACAAATTAACGCAGTATAAAAACAGCTTGTCGTATAAAGCAAGTGAATTGGCAAGATTGCTGGCGGAAGCTGGTGTTCCGGTTGCGAGAATGAATGTTGCTGAATTGGATGCAATATTCACGGGCGAGCTGATAAGCAGTATTCATAGTGCATACGTTTCGTCCAAAAAATTCGGTGCTGTTTTTTGTATTGTTACAGATTCCGAACACGCTGTGTATGTGGAGTTTGGTGCCGGTATAGTGGGGCGTAGCAGTCCATATCCGTATCCGTTTCCTCCGGGAGTCAAATGGGATTATGCGAGCGGTCAAACGATAAGACAGCTTGCAGACGGACGATATGGATGGTTTTACGAAAGAGATGGACTGGTTTATTTCACAGAAGGTATGCCGAGTAGACCATTTATGTATGAAACCGCATTAGATTTGGTTGCGTTGGTTCCTGAGATTGCCAAGGGGGTATTTAAGTAATGTGGATAAGTGATATACCGTCAATTGTTTTTACTCGAATAAAGACAATTGCCACAGAAAGATTGAAAACTAAATATCCCGATTTGTTTTTTTCTACTGAACAGAGCTTACCTAAAGAACCGCAGTTTCCGACTGTATTGGTGAAACGTATGCAAGGCGGAGAAGCGGGACAAACACTTGAAGGTACAGAAATAAATGCAATATTATCCACATTTCAGATTGAAATATTTGACAATGTAAGCGAACGCCACGCACAGGAAGTGGCGGATGTTGTTTGCGAAATAATGAAAAGCATGAGATACGAAATGATCGGTGAACCGTTCCCAGATAATTCCGATGATGAAGTATTCAGAAATATATCAAGGTACCGCCGAATAGTTGGCGGTAATGATGTGTTGTAAAGAGCAGAAATGCTCTTATTTTTTTACGATTTTTTATGGAGGTATAAAGTTATGGCATTAGCTGGTGTTAGTACATTAGGTATTACATTTGGTTACGGTGTAGAAACTACAAGCGGTGAAAAGCCATCGTCATTTACAAAATTAAACAGAATTAATTCAATTGGCGGAATTACGGCAGAGCCGGAAACAATTGATTCTTCAGCTATTGAAGATTTGGTTGAAAGAACTGTAGCTGGTAGAGCATCTACAGGTGGTTCATTCCCTGTTTCTGTGAATTTCACGCCGGAAACATTGGTTGAGTGGGAAAACCTTATTGCTGCATATAAGACAGCACAGGAAGGTCAAAAGCGCATGTGGTTCCAGACAATTATTCCTGGTTTTGATAAGTCATTTTTTGTTGTAGCGCAGCCACCACAGGCAATTCCGCAGCCGGAAATCGGTCAGAATGAATTGTTAGTGGTAGAGTTTCCTCTTAGTATTGAGGAACTTGTCGGAATGGAAGCAAAAGTAGCGTTCACAGCGTAATCAAAAATATGTGTATAAAAGAGAGCCATCCTACGGGGTGGCTCCTTTCCACAATAAAGTGGAGGAAAGGATTAGATTATGAAGACATTTACAATTAACGGAAAAGAATACAAGATTAAATTTGGTTACAACAGTTTTTGTGACACGGATTTGATGGAAAGAACAAATGATTTGATGCGACTGTTCAATGCGTCAAATGTGGAAGATGATAATGATATTTCAGGTATAGGAAAAATCAAAGATTTGTTTACATGTGTAAGAGAACTTCTTTTTGTAGGGTTCAAGAAATACAATCCGGTAGAAGATTTACAAGCTGTTGGTGATATTCTTGACGATTATCGAGATGAAGAAACAGAAGAAAAACGAGGTCTTTTTGAGTTGTTTGTTATGCTCACGGAGGAATTAATGAGCGAGGGTTTTTTAGCAGACCTTCTGACGGCGATGGAGGAAGAACCGAAGAAAGAGCCGAAGAAACCACAGGATCACAAAAAACCACAGAAGTAAAAAGTTTTTCTGACACAGTATATGATGATGTGTTGCCGTACTATATTTCAATGGGCGTTTCCAAAACCGAGATATTAGATAGTTGCCCGAAAGAATTATGGCCATATGAAAAAGCACATATCAGAAGAATAAAGGAAACAAATGGTTTAATGCATATACAGGGACAATATTTTGCTGAAGCTATCATGTCTACGGTATGTAACCAGCTAGGCGGAAAGACAAGTAAAAAGCATGAATACCCTAAGAAACCATACAACATAGATTCAAAGAATGAATTATCGGAAGACGAATTACAAAAACAGCGTGAAGCATTTGTGGCTGGTCTTATGGTAATGAAATCTAATTTTGAGTTAGAGCATCCGAAGAAATAGAGGTGTGGATTATGAATGCAACAGAAAAAAGAAAAAAAGTAAGAGATTACATCTTTTCCCGTGAAGGAAAAAACAAGTATACACAATCGAGCAAGCGAACACAAGTAGATAATGGATGGTCTGATTGTAGTTCCTTACAACAGAGAGCATACAAGGAAGTAGGTATTGATATTGGTTCCTACACTGGTGCTCAGATTGGAAAAGGAACATGGGTCCAGTTGGGCGGTACGTTGCCGGATGAATCACAGATGCAGATTGGTGATGAATTGTTTTTCGCTACCAATTACGATAACGGCAGACCGCATAGAGTTGGTCACATTGAGATGTATGTTGGAAATGGACAGATTTCCGGTCATGGTTCTGGTGTGGGTCCTACAAGAAAGAATATGATTGATTATTGCAAACAGAGAAATGCATCCGGTAAGCCGTTTATCGGTGTAAAACGGTATATTAAAAATGATGGTTCTGAAAAAGAATTTATTACTGATATTGGAAATAACAACGTAGAAGATAGCGTTATGTTTGTTGCGGAATGTACCGGAGATGATGTAAACGTAAGAAAAGGACCGTCTACAGGATATGCGAATATTACAGGTTATCCAAAGTTGAATAAGGGTAATGAATTTGAAGTGCTTGAAAGAGTAGGTTCATGGTACAAAATCAGAATTGCATATAAGCATGT